CCAGCATCATCATATAATCCTATAGTAGTTATATATGGCGCAAAATCACTGCCTGTTACAAAATTTTGATACGTATTATCATCATCTTTAGTCAATGTTAAATTTGTTGACATATTAAAATCACCAGCATCTAATTTTGCAATTACACTTAATTCATGAATTGTAACAGTGCTACGATAACTAGCAGTATATGGTGTTGTTAATACATTGTGATATCGATAGTCTGGCGATGAAACTACAATTAATCCTTGTTTACTAAAAACATTGCCAACATTTTGAGTTTGTAAAACAGTGCCACCTTCAGTACGGTCATATAACGCACTTATATTGCTAGTAGTAAGCGACTTATTAAATATTCTAACTTCATCTAATAACCCGTATAGATTTGAGCTTTGGCTACTAAAACCACCTATAAACACATTGTCTGTATTATCAATCCTAGATGATGCTGTAAATGGTGATAATGTATTAACAAGCAGTGTACTAGATATAGAAGAATGCAATGTGTTATTTATATACATTTCTAAATTACTACCAGTTTTTTGACAAACTACATGATTCCACGATCCGGTTAATATTAAAGAAGATGTTATTGAAGTATAAAATTGTGTACTTCCCGCGGCAGTAAATATCAATTGTTTACTTCCACTTAATTCAATTTTAAATGGATATGTCGGTGATAAACTACTAGATGCTTTTGCTAATATTAATTGATTGGATGTTCCTGTATTGGAAGCTGAAATATAAAATGATATTGAATAATCATGATCGCGATCGTAATATCCTTTAACAAAATTATGTAAATAACCATCACCATTGAATTTAGCTGCATACCCAATTGGTAGTTGGGAACCGTTAGATGTCGGTATCCCAGGAATAAATGTTATGTTTTGATAATCATATGAAATTCTAGACGTATCAAAATATTCATTAAATCCTTCATACCATTTTACATCGGAAATAATTGATGCAGTATTAAACGCAACATCATATAAATTTCCATAACGGTCTGATGCTAATGTAACAGATCCGGTATATGTAAATGACGCTGGTTTTATACTTTCTCCGATACGAACTTGTGGGATTGATAAAATAGATGCAGATTGATATAAATATTTTTTTGTTCGATTGGTGTCAGTTGGACCGAATGTATTTAATGGTTGAGATTTCCATTTATAAAACAAATGATTAATAGAAAAATAAGTAACTGATTGTAAACTATTATCAATATTTTTTATATCATTAAATGTTAATTCAGATCCAATTGCTGGTAGATATGTAGTATCTGTATAAATTCCTATTAACGGCAAACAGCTACTCGTAACACTTCCAGATAAAAAAGTCCAAGATTTATAAGCCGGGAATGAATTTATCATTACATCGGATATATCAACTTTTTTAAAAACAGTTGGATATATTCCTTGATACGTGTCTTGGTCATTTATTATTAATCTAGATTCTGCCATATTCAGTAAAAACCCTGCTACATTTATAATAAATATAACAGGGCTTAAATCTGATTATTTTAGAAATCTAATTTAACTCGTATAAGAGCTTCACGCTGGAATGATTTTAGTAATGGTTTACTAAGTTTAGCAACCGCTAATAATTCTTGACGATCATTATATAATCCAACGGTTGTGATATATGTCTTAGGATCGCCAATAAACGTTGTTTGTGATATTTGACCAACACTTCCAGTTACATATGATGGATTATTTGAAAAGTTATACTCAGCATTTTTAATTCTTACAAAATAATGCGTGCTAGTAACTTTTTCTGAATTACGTGCTTGGAACCCGTATGGATCTGTAGTTGCTGGATTTGTTAATAATGCTGAACCAGAAATAGAATGGAACAATGCAAAGTGATTATTACCTTCTGAACTAGAACCGGTATTAGTTTGGAAATTTAGTTGTTGATCTAACATTTTTCCATCTAATACTAAAGTACCATAATCTGGATAAGCTAATCCATAATATACTGGTGCTGATGCATTAAATACACCGGCATCAATAGATCCAGACACAATATTATAAACTTTGCCAGCTCCTTTAAAAGTAGGATCTGCAATGCTTGAATCGTCAATAAGTGTTACAATCGTTGAACCAGAAACATTAACACTACCTGTTGCGTTAGTAGGCCTAGAACCAGAAATTAATCGCAATGGCAATTCAAAATTTCCAGCATCTAAACGTTCTTTTAAACGATTTCTTTTAAAATTAACTACATAGATATAATCTGTACTTCCAGATCCGGCTGTGGTAAATCTAGTATCGGTAGGATTAAGTAACAACTGACGATACTGCGAATAAACTGCTTTACTAGGAGAATCATTAAGTTGACCTTGTGAATCAGATCCACTTCCTAATGCGTGTCCAAAAGCTAAAGAATATTGTACTGCTGCACCATCTGCTGTTGGTGTGTCTTGATACACATCTACATAATACCTTCTTTGAGTAGTAGTTTGTGTAGATGCGGTAAAGTATGTAGTTAAACTTGCTACGTTATCACTCCAAAGTCCCGCTGTTACAACTTCTGTTTGATTTGATATAATATCATTAACTATATCAAATTTAGTATATACACGACCGTTTCTAGCAGTAATTTGACTTTGTTGCATTTCAGCAACCATTTGATTTGCTAACTGCTGAGCTAGTTGTTGTACTTGTTCATTAATTGCTGAAGTTTGTCTTGGAATAGGAACAGTATTTGTTACGTTAGTAGTAGCCGCGGCTGCACCTCGCCTCGTTGGATCTTGACCTTGTTTAGGTTGCTGTTTTAAACGTTTAATCAATGTTTGGTTGTTCATAATTTTATGCCTATTAAATAGTAGCAGTAGTTGCTTTATTAACTGTTAAATTAATAGTAACACTACCACCAGTTTCATTTGCAATGATTGTAATAGTAGCAGTTTTATCTTCAATTAATTGCGTCTTAGCAACAATACGGAATTCAAATCCTGCAACTGCAACACTCTGTGCATCTTCATTATCTCCAATAAATCTAGGAGTAGTTGGAAGCACTGAATTTTGCAATGCTCTTGTTACTTGAATATCTGCAATCGTAGAATCAGACAAAATTGCAGTATATCCTAGGTTTGCATTACCGCCTTGGAAATTGCTTGTGTTTGGAGCAATAACTGCAGAATCCCCGGGTGCTAACAAAGTAATATTTGTATTACCAACAGTTACAACCGGAATATTTGTTGTTTGTTTAGGCAATGTAATAAGTTTATACTTCAATGCTTGTGTTTCATCTGGAATTGCTTCTGTTACTGGCATATTTTCTATTATAGTTCCATAATATGCAGTTCCTAATGGATGATCTGGATTCCACAATGAATAATCAATTTCATCATCCCCTACCGCAAATTGTGTAATATTAAATGCATTTCCGCCTTTTGCTAACAATTCTCGGCCTTTCAATGTTAATATAGCGTCAACCGTTACGCTTGAATTATCTAAGTATCCCATACCGTTTTAACCTTATTTTATATAAATATACATATCAATACTTTTGATTAAACTAATACAAATGATCCTTGATCACCATTAGTTTGATATAACAATTGATTTGGATTTGTAGTGCGCCATTCGACAACCGGTCCGCCATCTACAGTTTGTGTAGAATTAATATTAAATCCTGGCGATGTTAATTTTGCACCAATGAATCTATGATTTGCAATACCTGTTGGAATATAGTCTTGTACTTGTGCAAAACTTCCAGATAACCCATATGTAAATGTTGCATAAGTACCAATTCCATAAGTACCTACACCATATACCGTTCCAACTGCATTTTCAATAACAAATTCAACAGATCCAGACTCATAACGGTATTCTGATTTAACACTTGTTATAATGGTAGGACCTGTTGCTTCACTTATCCAATATGGTGTTGATGCAGTAATCCATGTACTTCCAGATCTTAATAAATATTCATTTGAATATATAGTACCATCATATTTTTCAGATTGCGATGCGGTCAAATACATCTGAAGTTGATCATCATCGATTCCAGATATATCTACAATTCTTCCATCAATGCTTCCAGTATAAGCTAGATAATCACCAGATGCGGTAACAATAGTATCTGTTAAACTAGCTGAATAACTGCAATCTAATCGTTCAATACCAGGTAAAATTTTATCTTTGCTACGCTCGAATAGATTTGGCTGAATTAAAACTCCAGTTAATTTATCGGCACGAGCCGGTAATAATTGTTCTAATTGTTTAAAAAATGATAAATCATATATAGAAAATACTTTTATATATGCATTAATATCATTTCTTGTTGAATATTTTTTCCAATATTCTTGAGCCTTTTGAATTAATTTTGGATATGATTTGGAATCTGTTTCTCCTGGATCGCCTATATATTCATCTAAACTAACATATCCATATTGTGCAATGATATCTTCATCAATCATTGTTTGTGGAGAAAAATATACTCCAATTTTTTTGCTGTCTAATGGAGCTTTATCAAACTGACTTCGTTCAGCCCTAGTTTTAATATCTAATGTACCGATTAATTCATTAGATTCAATTCTAACTTTATTATCATCAAATGTACCAGCACCTAAACTAGGAGCATCGTAATAATATATTTCTTCTATAGAATCATATGGGGTTGATGTAGACCAAGATGCAAACGAAGCTGATAGTGACGAGGATACCGGTTGAACTCCAGATAATGAACTAGTTAATGTATGATTAATTTTTTGCGTTAATGGTAATCTAAATACTAATTCATCGTATGCATTTGTATTTCCATTATAGGCAGCTGGAGCTTTAACGTGATTATTAAATACAGATGATGATAAACTACTTGACCATAATCTTATTTCCTGCAGTTGTCCTTCTAATCTAGTAGCGCCTGTACTCGTTCCACCTAACACTACAGATCCAGAATAATTAAAAGATGCTGTCGCCGATGCAGACACTTCAGCTACTATTTTACCATATTTTGATCGTTTAGCTACTACTTCTAATTTAGAACCGGTAGTTCTTAG